TGCATCATGCAGACAACTTCGCATGAACTCCCTTGACATGGCGACAATTCTTGCGATATTGGAAGCCAAGGCAGTCACAAGTATACTTGTTTGCATTCTTAATTACAGTATAGACTTTATTTTCTGATTTGACCTTGAACGCGCGAATGTCTGAGGTCATCTTTGACATGGAAGCAGAACCACTTAGGATTTCAATACTTACAACATTGTCAAGAGAGATATTTCGCTTAGTCATTCGCGAATCACCAGTCATATTAAACGTGAATGGATGGTCACGCTTCTCTGAAGGAAGCACGATACCCTCATGGATAAAATGGTTGAATGGCTTGGTCTGGTAATCGAGATAGTAAATGTTACGATGCTTGGTTGTAACACGTACACGAGAACCAGGATTTGGAATTTTTACGTTAACGCTACTCATAATAATATTATACTCTTTTTATCTTGAAAAGTAAAAAGAAAAAAACTTCAATGAAATCAACAGGTTAGGCGTTAGCGGTAATCTTCTTCATATTCATAATCGTCTTCAGAGTAACTCTGATTCGCATTATAGCGCCAGTTTTTGCTACTGGTGGACTCTTCGCGAGGTTTCGCCTTCTTCTTCGAAACCTTTTTGTATTCACTCGCGTTATCCCAATCGTTCTCTTCGAACTCATACTTTTTCTTGCCCATATTATTTACTCTTAGTTTCCTCTTTCATCTTGTTGCAAAACATCTTATACAGACCCCATTCGCGACCATAGGCTTCGATCTCCCATGGACTCTCGAAATACTTTTCTTCGTTTTCCCAATGAGAGGGATCGAAGCGCATACCCTTGAAACGAACATCCCCAGACTTATAGTCAAAGATCTCGCCGTTCAAGTATTGCTTGACGTGTGTCAATTCATGCCCGAGATCAACCAGCACAGTCCTATACTTGACCAACGGCTTCTTTGCACGTTTGCTGATTGAATTGATATTCACAACGACGGTAAACTTCTTCTTCTCATTCTCGATGCCGTCATAGGTGCACCAAGCATTGTAATTGATCAGATCGTTTTTATCTAGTTCAGCGTCAAATTCCTCTGGGCTCATAACCTTGATGACGACTTTAGCCTTGTTTTGAATTCCACGGCGAACCATTCGATTCAGAACAAAACTCGCATACTTTCTAATGAAAGACTTTTCTTTTGCGTTCAAATAATTGCTTGAAACTACAATCATTTCTACTCCAGGATAGTCCTATGTATAGGTATTTATTACTTTATCACTCGAAGAATAACAACGTCCTTACCGAATTTGCCATTAGTAGGACTCGACTTAGCATAGATAGAATCCATCAGTTTTCTGAGTGCAATCTTACCACCATCAATAACAGTCGCCAATACCTTCTCTGGTTGGCGTAAAGTTTTCAGGTAAGACTCTTGAATAGAGTGGTTTTCTACCTTCGTTCCTTTTAGGAGCAATCCGACGCTATCTAGAGCCGAATAGACACCTAATTTACGCGATTTGGTATTGAAAAACCAGACCTGAGACGCACCAATGATATTTACAGGGTTTATTGACTGAATCTTGTATTTGTCGTCTTTTTGCTTATACTGTACCTTAGAAGCCATTTTCTCGAAAGAAACAGGCTTTTTCTTGCGGGGCTTGCGAGTCTTACTGACGTTACCCGAGAGACGCTCTGCATCGCTTACAATATTGGTCATTACAGCGAGAATGTTCTTGACCTTATCTTTACCAATACGCAGATAGGCATCTCGATATTCTTTATCTGTGCCCTCGATTGAATTGAGGATCTCCGCAGCCCTTTCGCGGAACCAATCCGCAATCTTGGTTGCATGGATGGGCTTGACTTCGCTCTTAATGAACCAGTCATATGCCTTAAACTTGTTTGCAGTCAGACTATGACCATAATCGTCAACCAAACCCTCAAGTTCACCGATGTATTGCTTGGTTTTTGCAGCAATACGTTCCTGTAGATTTACAACAGGAGCAGCCACAACCTCATTACCATCATCATCGATGAGTGGTTTAACAATTTTAGATGCTTCGACAGCCGCATCGTACGCAGTCTTCATCTCATTAATTGCAGTTTCTGTAGTCTCGGGGAAAATGAAACCACGATTCCTCATCTGCACTGCCCAAGCATATGATCTATGATTACGAGCAATCTTGAGTTCGCAGCCAAGGATTTTGGCTGCGTCTTTTTCGGTCTTTTCTTCATTGTACCAATTCATTGCATGAATGATATCAATAGAAGATGCCGGAGCCTCCCCAGTATAGGAGGGCTCCGAATTGTTCACAAATACATGCTTACGTTTTGCCACTTACATTACTCAGTGAGGAAAGACTTAGGACCAACGTTATTATAACGGATACCAGTCACAGAGTCAACTCTAAATGACCGCCACTCATTCAATTCAACATCAAATGCGCGAATGGTATTACTACCTTCCGTAATCATAGTTCCCTTTCCACGATACTGCTCAGGAAGATGCTGGTCTTGCAGAGTGCAGCGCATCACACGTTCGCTACCATCAACCTTTGTAAAGGTTACGGTTGCAACACCAGCCTTCAAAGCATTATAAATTGTATTAAAATCAAACATTACATACTCCTACATCAACGGGTAAGACTATATTCTACCGTATATGAGTTGTAAAGGCAAATAATTTATACTATTTCAACTTCGGCTTTCTTTTCTGCTACTTGACCTAGAACATTCAACAGCTTTGTATTGAAAATTTTCTTAATGATTTCATCTGATTTCTTGCTCTTCTTAAGGATGAAACCTTCCTTATTCATGTTAACGTACTTCTTAACATGATGCTGTAAATCTCCGAGTACTGCTTCGAACGCATCAGCGTTGTCATCATCTTCATATGTTACAATGTGATACTTGTAACCCATTTCTGTTTTTACGAAATTTCTATCTGATTCTTCGTTCAATTTCATTGTCATGAAATGCCATTCTTCGTTTTCGTCATTTTCGCTGGTTATATGAAAGTGTATACCATCAACTTCTTCTTCATCAATCTTTAGATTGTTTAGTGTTACTTGATCCATTTTTGACTTCCTTATTTAAAGTTGAAAAGCCATACTTGGCGATATAATAAGAATCAACGATGTCAGTAACAGGGCTACCCAGTGTGCCTGTCTTTGAATAAAATTGAATTAAATTTTGACCAGTTTCTTCAAGAAATGTATCATACATTTTTTGTTTATCTGCGTTACCTTTTTCTGTCGCAAATTTCTTAATTGCCGAAGGCGCAATTGTCGTAAACTTTAAACCAATTTCCCACAACTTATACTTTAGTAATCCACAGTTCTCTGCAATATGGAAAACTCTTCCAGTAGAACCGAAAGAATAATCTTCAATGAAGACTTGTGGGATTTTTGGGCGAAGGGGAATCTTATTTAAGAAGAACTCAGCAATGTTATCATAGCGTTCTTGCTCTGAGAAATACTCTTTATGCTCATAACCAACTGCATTACCAAAAGTCCCCACCATTTTCTTATTTGATGTTAGATAGTAAAACATACACTTATTATAAGTGGGTTCTACCATAACGCACATGGCGGGGGAAGTCAAAGAATAGTCAATGCCAATTACCATGACACATCTTCGGTTTCTTCTTCGTCTTCTTCTACAAGATCTTTTTCTTCTTCAGTTGGCATTTCATCGCCACAGAAAGGACAATATTCGACATTACCATTAACTTCTTCGAGTAAATAATCTACCGCATATTGTGATTCACAATTTGGGCAGGAAATTCTTAAATATGCATCTGCTGTCATCTAAAACACTCCTTTGAACTATAGAAAAATAGATGGAAAGGATTAACCTTTCGGGGTGCCGCAGGAGTGGAGCATATACCACTCTTGCCACTAGCGTCAGAATGCATTAGGTATCCGGGAGAAGCTCCCTCCAGTTTCTTGCTAGCTGCTGCGAGCGCATCTCGCCAGCCATCTATTCTCTATATATGGGTGTTTGTTTCTTAGTCAAAAAAGAATATTTGGAATAAACGTGAGTCTGTTATATCTTTTCCACAATACTTTGTTGCAGCATGAAAACATCTAGCATCAAATATAATCAATCTATTGTAAACATTACCCACAGTATCGACCAATTCGAATTTGGTACTATCAATAAATCCACCATTAAAGCATTCTCCTGCATTTGGGTGCTCGTCTATATGGCGAATTCTTGTCTTCTTATGGGCATAGAGGCTAGTTCCAGTTTCAAATGGAGCATCAGGTGTCAGATAAACAACTGCAGCCCAAGTTTGAAAATCGTTATGATACACCAACATATCTTCTGGCAAGCAGTACTGAAATTTACCATTCATTCCATGAGATTCCCACTCACGAATCTTGATTCCCAGAATATCTTCAAAGGCATGTTTGGTTTGTGGAAATAGGAAATTATTAAATGTTCTTCTTCCCTTATACCAGTCAGATCCATTTTCATATTCTTGGTTTAAAGCAAGTTCTCTAATCTCATCAGGATTAGAGTAAAAATTATCTACAACAAATAATCTTTTCTTAAAAGCTGGGTTGATTTCAAACATTAGATTCAAGCTCCATAAAATTTATATTTAGTTATGTTTAAATAACAAACTTTGTAATTTTTGTGTTTCATAAACCCCTTCACCAAGATCAACGTGCAGTGGTTGTATTGTAGAAACCTTTTCTATTAAAAATCCTTGATTAGCGAAATCTTCAATCAATCTACTATAAGTATAGTTATTTCTTCTAATCCAGAATTCATTATATTCGCAAATAATTCTACCTACTTTATTATTCTTCAATAAATTTCGCATGCCCCACAATGCATCAGGCTCACTACCTTCTATGTCTATCTTAACTAAATCAATAAAACCGCAAGCCACAATGTCTGGGTCATCATCAAGAGCATCCACTTTGACGAATATTTGTTCGTGTGGTCCTGCTCCTGGTTGAGAAAAACAACTTGGAGTATATAAACCTTCACCCACTGGTTCAAATAGTGAGATATAGCCTCCAGTTTTACCAGCAGCAATATTTTTGATTGTTAAATTGCTTATGTGCCCAAGATTATTAACCAATGATTTATATGCCTTGGGTCCAGGTTCAATTGCAAAAACTTTGCCTGAGGATCCAACTA